TTAATAACCATCCGATCCCACAGCGTGGGGCATGGATGGGGCAAACTCACTCAATTTCTGGTTGAGTATGAGTACCTGGTCCTGGTTATTTTCAGCCATCCAGGATCCGTATACCCGGTAAACCATTTGCGCGTCGGTGTGGCCCATTTGCTTCGCGATGAAGTTCGGGTTGGCACCGGCAGCTAACGACCAGCATGCATACGTGTGTCGGGACTGGTATGCTCTGCGATAGCGAATCCCGGCGCGTCGCATTGCCGCTTCCCACGACTGGTTGATCGACCGAACTGCGTAATGATGCCCGGCACGGCCATATGCGCGCAGTTTCACCTCCATCTGATACTGCTTACCGAGACGTGTTAATTCGGACTGGCTCTTTAGCATGTCGATCGTCGGCTGAATTAGGTTGATGACGCGGTCCGTCCCGGCATCAGTTTTCGGAAGGGTGAACTCCTTCGTTAAAGTGTGGTTCCGGCGGGTCATCATCGTACCCGCTTTCAGATCGATATCTTCCCGGGCCAGCGACACGAGTTCTCCGTGCCGTACGCCCGTATACACGGCCAGCGAACACATGTTTTTCAGCTGCTAGTGGGCGCAGGCGTTAATCATCCTCACAAACTCGTCGCGCGTCAGCGGATCAGGTTTGCAGCGGGAACGCTCAAGCACCTCAACCCGATCAAGTTTACGCAGAAGGTTCTTGCCGGCCTGATGCCAAAACCCAATGCGAGCGCTTCAAGCGGGAACAGTGAAACATCGCCAAACAACAGCCTGAAGGGGCAGGCCAACATCGCGCGCAATGATGAGGCTAAGCCTGATAACTTCGGGCAGATCAGGGCGTTCCCTGACCTCACCCAGGAATCAGTTTTTGAATATGTCCCTGGCGGCGCAGATAACACCTGGCTGAAATACGTAACTGAGCTTATGTGCTTTGGCCTGGGGAAATATGACATCACCTATGTGCGGTTCTCTGAAACTAATCTTGGCTCAATGGCGGGAGCAAGTTACACCATTTATCAGCCCGGTGAAGTGATCCCCCAGTTCATCGAGGGCTACCAGTTTGACGACGTTGACGGGCAGGAACTTCTCGGGCCAAACGAAAAAGAAGGCATGCCAATTGAAAGCACGACGGCGACAACCGTCATAAGTGGCGTTTACGCTGGTGATGAAATTGCGATGAAAATCGTAAAACAGGCTGATTTTGACTATTTCCTTGGTCTGATCATTCCTCACCCGGTTACTTTCACGAGCAATGTAACCAGGCCGGTGCCGGGTGGTTCTGTAACGGAAGATGTGCAGCTTTCAGGGTCGATGATAAGCATCGTTGAAAGTGACGACGGAAGCGTCATTAACCCGGTTAAGTATTACACTTTCACGTTCAATAAAATCTCAGCGCCGGGCTTTGATTTATCAGGCGTAACCATCAACACAACAAAATTTATCCTGGCCGATAACGGAACGCTTGTGGTAGGCCCGTTTATTTCCCCGGTGCAGTCAGCTCAGCTATAGATCCACGTAATTGCCGGTTACGCCGGGCAGCATAACGACTCTTCCAAAATTAAATGGTGGAAGGTCGATGATAATAATGATCAGATCCCAGGCACAGAGGAGACGGGGACTTATGCGATTGTAGAAGGGATAAAGGGCGTTTCGAAAACCTACTACCGGACATATAAGCAAACTCCAGCAGCTGGGTACGGACGCTATGCCGTCTCACTTGAGCGCATAAAAAACAGCGCAAGTGACAGCAAAATACAGCTTGAAGAGATACATGCCATCAATGTCAGGACCAATGTTGTACATCCTGATGACACGCTGGTGAAAATAGTCGTCCGGGCGACAGAGAACGCCACCGGAAGCCGTGACAGGAAATACAACGCGCTGATCACCCGCCACGTTATCAGCTACAACATGACGACGCAGCAGGTTGATTATACGCTCCGACCGTCACGGAAATTTGCGGATATCGCGTTGTTTAACTGGCTCGTTGTCGGTCAGCAGCCGGAGTCGAGCATTGACATTTACGGCCTGTACCAGATTCAGGCTGAAATCGACGCCATCGATCCGCGACTCGGATACTTCGATTACACCTTTGATGATGAGGATGTGTCGCTCGGTTCGCGAATGGAGACCATCTGTGACGCAGCCAGCGTGTCCGTTTATGACTATAACGGTGTGCTGTCATTCACCCGAGACAGCAGGAAAACGTCTGCGGCCACAATATTCAACCGCTCAAACACAAAGCCAGATGGTTACTCGCTTTCTTACGATATGACGCTCCCAGGCGGTTATGACGGCGTTGAAGTGCAGTTCCGTAACCCGGACACCAATAAGCAGGACTTTGTCCGGTACCGGATATCAGGGAGTTCCATTATTGAAGGATCGCCGGCCAAAGCGAAGAAGTTCGAAATGCTGTATGTAAGGAACAGATTCCAGGCTGACGAGCGGGCGCTGCGCGAGTGTAAGAGGCTCATTTTCTCCCGTATGACCATGGCTATTACAGCAATGGCTGATGGAGAATGGGTAAACATTGGCGACATGGTTCAGGTGCCGGACACATACGACACCAACCAGCAGGCCGGATACATTGTGTCACGGGGCGGCAATGACTTTGAGACGAGTTAGCGTATCAACTTCTCCGGAACCATGTTTGTGCAGGTCACGGATTCATCCGGTGCCACTACTGCACGATACCAGGGATCCCCGCGCACTGACACCGCGTTTGGCTTTACTGCTGCCATTCCAGACATTGACCTTAATCTGTTCGACGGTGTTGACGTCCAGTCGTCTTCCCGGTACGTCATTGCCACGTCACAGGAGCTCGATGCAGGGCAGTGGACAATCACTGCCAAGCAACCTGACGGCAAGGGAAGTACCGCATTAACTCTCGCTGAGTATAGCGATCTGATTTACCAATAAGACCCATCCCGACCACCGCGCCGGGTTTTTTTATGGAATAAATATGGCTACGCAACCTACCAACTTGCCTGTTCCAAGCGAATCGCCGCGCGATCTGCAGTTTAACGCCGGTAAAATTGACGAGTTTGTTACCTCGCTGGTTAATACTTATATTGACCGGTTTGGTAACGAGCATTACACCATTGAAGGTTTGCGCTGGATCGCGCAGCAGGCTATTGCTCAGTATGGGTGGATCCCTATTGGTACATTCCAGGCAGGGGCAACGTTAACGCTCCCCAATCAGATTTTAAAAGATACCACTGACGGAGAATACTATCGCTGGGATGGTTCATTTCTTCCATCAGGTAAGATTGTGCCGAATGGTTCTACGCCTGGCTCGACTGGAGGTGTTGGGACAGGTGCATGGCTCAGTGTTGGAGATTCAACCCTCAGAAGCATGCTGGCAAGCTCAGTAGGTGCTGCGTCTATTGGCTCGGTATCCGGCGCAACGGCGCCGGACTATTTTACCTCTGCCGATTTAAACACTGTTACAGCACTTATGGCTTCAAGCCTTGTACCCCAAATCAAGGTAGTGCGCACATCTGGCTACTACGATATTTTTGGTAAGCGCGATATGGGTACGTTCTGCCGAAACGGCAACTCCAAGCCAGACACCGCTTCAGCTTAA